GAATCCTTCAATGCTTTCAGTGCTAATGGTAGGCATAATCAATTCTCCTTTGCGCTTATAGTCATCTCCGACTTGTTCTTGCGTTTGATTACCCTCACTTCTCTGTGAGCCTGCGATACTTGTACCGCCCCTTCTCTGGGGCCATATTCAAACGGCTGGGCCGCTTAAACTTTATTGTCGTTCTCTTGTATATTCTGGCTCCAATGGCTCCATATCATTTGAATACACGAACTCTGAACCAATAGTTACCGCATCGAAAACTTCTTCCGTAATTCGATATGTTGCGGAAAGCATTTCTTTTTGTTCATCATCGTACTGCTGAATAGTCACTTCCCATTTGTCGTTGTAGTAATAAATAAAAGGGATAAGTGTTGTGTATGATG